AAATGCATTTAACCTAGATCCAAACCTAAGATTTGAACAAGAACAAAGTTTAAATGTTGTTCGAAGTGAAGCAGCGCAAGCAGCATTTGATCCGTCTGTAAACATAATAGGAAATGCTCCTATAGTCAACAACTTTTCTGATTTTGGTATAAACGATTTTGGTGATAACACTATCATTTGGAATGCTGAAAGAAGAGTATGGCAAAGAGGATCAATGTCTATTAGTGAAACCGATAGAAGATTTCAGTTTGCGCCAGGAACAAAAATAGAAAGAATAATAGAAGAAGTAATATTAACCAGTGATTATGGGCAGTCGTTATTGTCTCAAACACCAGTTGATGAAATGGTAAACTGGTTTAAGATAACAAGTAGAGTTTTTGTAGCAGATGCACAAGAAGATCAAGTATCAGGTAGACCAGCTTATGAAATAGTTTATGTAGTTACTCCATTTAGAATGCATATGAGTGCTATAAGTCAAGTTACAGCAGACTTTAGTTACTCCTATGCTATAGATAATGCACATAAAGCATATAGATATAGCTACACCGGCGATAATAGTGATATACTAGAGTTTACATTTAATATTGATAACAGCTTTTATAAAGAACTTGCAACTACTGCAAACACTCCTGCAAATGTTCACGAAGGTGGTAATATCACAGGTTTAGAAAATAATGCACAGTATTCTGCATCAGCCAGTGCTTCAGCTAATGCAACAAGCACGATTACAAGACATAATAGAGTGAACTTTATTCCTATTGATGCAAGTGGCGGCGCCGGAATGGAAGAAAATGCTCTCAGAGCAGCTAGAATATTTAATGCAAATATTTTAAATAGCGATGTTGATAACATCGAACTAGAACTTAAAATATGGGGCGATCCTTTTTATCTGCATGATAGTGATTTTGGTAACAGATCTGTATCTGCGGGACCAGAAGGATTAAATGCAGATGGTACAGTTGATTTTTTACGATCAGAAGTTTTTGTTTTGATTGATTTTAAAAGTGCAGTAGATTATAACGGTAACTTATTACAAATAGATCCTATTAATCAGTTTAGTGGTGTATACAAACTTGTAACTTTCACAAGTAGCTTTTCTGACGGAATGTACAATAATACTTTAACACTACTAAGAATGGCAAACCAGCCTTCGAATAGTATTCTAAGATTACGAAACCTACTCAACGATTTGCCTCAGAATAACAACGCACTCATAGACGAGTTATCAAGTGTTGCAAACAACGAGTTTAAGCCGTTGTTACAAAGAGCACAACAGTTTCAGCAAGCATACACACATTTTCAAAATCTAGATATTGAAAATTTAGCAAAACTTGCACCAGGAAATCTCGGACAGGTTCTTAACCAGTTTGATAACCTAGTATCAGAAGCAAGACAGATAGAACAAAATATACAAAAAACTTTAGACTTTATACAAGATCCACTTGCAGGTATCAATGACTTTGCTAGAGATTTTAAATCACAACTAGATAACATATTTAAAGGATTACGATGAGATCACAAGAGCGTAGAAGTGCAAGATCTTCAGATAGATCTTACAACACAGGACCTTTTATAGGTAGGATTGTATCTCACCTTGACCAAAAGTTTATGGGTGCGTTACAAGTACAAATATTAAATTACAATGACACAGGAGATGATTATCAAGCAAGTAATGAAGTAATCACTTGTTTTTATGCACCTCCATTTTATGGAGCAACACCTAGTACTGGATTGCAAGGTGGCACAACTTATGCAGAAAGTACACAAAGTTATGGCATGTGGTTTGTTCCTCCTGATGTGGGTTCAAAAGTTTTAGTAATGCTCATAGAAGGTAGAAGAGATTTTGGTTATTGGTTTGCGTGTGTGCCTGAAGAGTTTATGAACTTTATGATTCCTGACGGTAGAGCAAGTACTTTGAATACTACTGCTAATGCCGATCTGCAAAGTGAAATACCTGAAATGGTTGCAGCAGCAGAAGGACTGAAAGTTCCTGTAGGAGAATACAACAGAGCTACTATAGATCCAGCCGGAGAAACACAGCCTACTAACTACCCTAAACCTAGAAATGATTTGTTTATTGAAAGATTAACCGAACAAGGTTTATTAGCTGATGATATTAGAGGAACTACAAGCACAAGTGCTAGAAGAGAAGTTCCTAGCATGGTTTTTGGTGTAAGCACACCTGGTCCTATGGACAAAAGACCAAACGCTCCTACTACTAATATTGGCACTGTGCAAAATGAAATAAATGTCCCAAGTAGTAGATTAGGTGGCAGTAGCATTGTTATGGACGACGGCGACGACAAGTTTGTAAGAGTAGGTCCTGCCGACAGCACTCCATCTGAATATATTGATAGAGAATATGGTTCAACAACTGAAGGCGATGTAACAATACCTGCTAATGAATTGATAAGGATGCGTACTCGTACAGGACATCAAATATTATTACACAATAGTGAAGATTTGATTTATATAGGTAATGCCAGGGGAACAAGTTGGATTGAAATGACCAGCAATGGTAAAATTGACATTTATGCAAATGACAGTATAAGTGTGCACTCCGAAAACGACTTAAACTTCAGTGCGGATAGAGATATCAACTTTGAGTGTAGAAATATGAATATGGTTATTGGCGGCACATATAAAAATAGCACATCAAAATCTCATAGCACTACATCAGGAGAGTTTTTTGCAGTCAAAGCCGGTGATAGTATAACACACGATGCAGGTACATTTATTTCAGATACTGCTCAATCAGGCATTTCGCATAGTGCAAATTCAGGAAGCATTGGCATTACAGAAAGCGGCGAAATATGCATTGATAGTGATAGAAATATTAATGTAAACAGTGCAGACAATTTTAATCTTACCACAGGATTGAACTTTAATCTAAAGAGTACTGGAGGTATTTTCTTAACATCAACTGAAGCTGATTTACATTTGTTTAGCCAACAGCGTATGAATATTAACACAAATGCTGTAATGAACCTTAGATCAGAAAGCACAATGAATCTGCATACAAAAAGTAACATGAATACACAAGTTGATGGAAAGCATAAAAGCACAGCAGATCTTGGATTTGAGTTTTTTACTCCTATTGCATATAATGTTTGGGCCGAAGGCAATATGAACCTAAAAGTTGACGGTGACATTCTTAGCTATAGTAATGGTAATACATACATCAAATCTAATAACTACATAAATTTACAAAGTACTAATGATATAAATGTTAAATCATCGCAAGCTATTCGAATAAATCCTACTGGTGCATTAAGTTTATACTCAGGTAATAATACGGTTTATATTGATGGCACAACTGATGTACGTATAAACGAAGGCGGTAGTACAGCAGCAAATACTGCTGATACAGCAAGACAAGCAGAAGAAGTAACTGTGTTCGCACCAGAAGCATATTTTGCATCAGAAGCAACACAGTGTGCTACACTTCCTCCGGTAAATCCTTTTGAAGCAGATTTGCTGGCTCGTAAGCCAATGCATGAGCCATGGGCACAACATGAAAATTTAAATCCGTTACTTTACACACCAGAAAGAACCGAAGCTGGACAACCATCGGAAGATAGTTTTAAAACTCCTATTGCTGATACATTTATCAATATTGGAAAAGATAGAGGCACAGCAGACACAACTGTTAGCACCACAACTAACAGAGCTATTGAGCCTTTAGACGAGGGAGGCGATATTGGAGACGATGTAGATTTAGACCTAGTTGGATTAAGCGATAATGTTGAGTTTGCGTTTAACTATCTAAAACAACAACTAAATCTTACAGATGCTCAAGCCGCAGGTATTGTAGGAAATATACGAGTTGAATCGTATCCAGAAATCAGACCACAAGCATACAATGGCACTGGCGGAGGTTTAGGTGCTAGAGGTATTGTGCAATGGCGAGGAGATAGAATACGCAAGTTTAGAGAACGTTACAATAAAGATATTCTAGAAGCAAGTTTACAAGAGCAGTTAGATTACCTTATTTGGGAAATCACAGATCCTACATCTCCTGAAGCATGGGCAAAAACTTTGGAAAGATTAAGAGAAACAAGAACACCTGCAGAAGCAGCTAGAAGTTTTGAAGCTACATTTGAAAGATCGGGCGGACATAATCTAACTACTAGAGTTCGTTATGCTGAAGAAGTCTATCTTGCAGCACAAGATGCATTTGAACTTGTTGAAAGAACAGAACCTGGCTCACCGCCTCATCCAGATGTACGTATCGAAAGAGGTGAAGTTGTGCCAGAAGGCGAATCCGATGTAGAAACAAATCCAAACGCAGAAAGTAGAAGTCTTTCAGGCGATGCTGGAGATATAGTTATACAACAAAACCGTGCATGTAGTAGACGATTTGATATTTCTCCGCAGTTAGAAAGAATACTTAGACGTGCCGCCGCTGCCGCAGGTATTACAAAAATCTATATTTCAAGTGCAGGTCAAGCACCAAAAGGACACCCTAATGCAGTGCAAGGAAGATATCCAAACGGAAATAGAGTGAGAAATAGTACAAGACACGACTGTATTACATTTAATGGAGAAAGCGGATATGCTCATGCAGCAGATATTGATTTGTATCAGGGTAATACTATATTAGATGGTAGAAACTCTAGCCACCAAGCTATACTAAGAAGATTTTTACAAGTATGTGTTCAACAAGGTGTAAAAGGGTTTGGTTGGGATTCTGGATCTCGTGGGCAATCTAGATATTATATGGGTCCGTGTAGATTCCATGTTGATCTTTATGGATTTTTGTCATATTGTCCTGGACCGTGGAGCACATCTAGAGGAAGAGCAAATCCTTCAGGCAGAGTAAGTGAAGGCCCTATTGCAGTATGGGGAGATAATATGAGGACTGCACCTACTGCCTGCAGATGGGTAAGAAATGGAAACATAATCAGTCAAAGATATGATTGGTTCCCAAGAGCAGTTTTAAGTTAAGGAAGAATACATGGCACAAGACGATTCATTGATAACTGTTGTTGCTAATGCAGTAGATGATGTTGGTCAAACAACTAATGACTTTACGGTGAGAGCAAGAAATGCTATACAAAACGCAGATACAGTTTTTAATACTTTTGCAGAAAATATCGGAATAGAACTTGGATTATCACAAGTAGTAGAAAATCTAAGAGCTGCTGCATTACCAGATTCTCCTGTATCTGCTTTTGAAAACTGTATCAATGTATTTGATAGAATAGAAGGACCAAGAATCAAAGAAGGACTTCCTACTGCTAGTGATTTTGATGAAAACATAAGTGGATTTGAAATCTTAGAAAAAAATCTACAAAAAGCTCTTGCATCAAACTGGAGGGTAAATGGAAAAAATAAGAACATTTTAGATGCATTTGTGTTAAGTGGTTATGATTACAGCAAAGATGGATATAAAGCAGAATACAACTGGAATGTTGCATTTATAAATTATATATTAAGCAGGAGTGGCTTTCGTTATTTAAAAACCTGTCAAGTTACACCGTATGAAAACTATGGTAGATCTATACCATTTACTAAGTTTGACAAAGTTAGAAAAAATGATATTTTGGTGTTTAAAAGTGTTGATTATAAACAAGTTTTAGGTTTTGTTCAGTCATATGATCCTGCTACAAAAACATGCAGTGCTATTGTAGGTAACGCAAACAGAGATGTAAAACTTGTTAGAAATATTCCAGTTTCTGCAACCAATCCTAAACTAAAACTAGTAACGATTAGGAGAAACTGGGATATACCTGAAGCATTTGACAAACCTTTGTACAACTTTAAAAGTCCTAATAATCCAAATAATGCGCAAGATCAGTTTTCTGCAGGATTACAATCTTTAGCAGATGTAGCAAAAGATCTTCCTATACCTTTAGATTTTGGAGTAGAAACAGTAAGAAACTTAACCGAAACAGTAAACACACTTGCACCTGGCGTTGTATCTGCGGTAGAGCAAGCAACAAAACAGTTGAATAATAGTCAAATAGCAAGTGATGTAACAGCAGTAAGTAATAGTTTGAGAAACAAGTTAAGTTCACTACAATAGGAAAATAAATACGTTATGAGCACTTTAGAAAAAAATCTTTATAAAAATCTACAGATTAACAATCCTAGATACAAAAATAATCCTATTGTAAATAGGAGCTATAGAGGCTTGAGTACAGTTGATCCAAACTCAAAAGATTTTGTTTTAAATGATATTGCTTTAATCAAACAAGATATTGTTAATCATTTTCATATACGTTTAGGAGAAAAGTTAGAACAGCCGGAGTTTGGAACTATTATTTGGGATGTTATATTTGAACCGTTGACAGATGCTTTAAAAAGTGCTATTGTTAAAAATGTAACCAATATTATAAACTACGATCCTCGTGTATCAGCAAACAACATAACAGTTGATAGCTTTGAATACGGTATACAGATTTATGCAGAACTAACATTTGTTGACTATAATATTAGCGAAAAACTTCGCTTTACTTTTGATTCAAGAAACAACATCTTTTAATGTACGCATATTATAAAATGCATAAATATTGTATTAGCCGAGGATTGCAAAATGTCATCAACTGATAGACAAAATAGATTATTACTTGCCGAAGATTGGCAAAAAATATATCAGAGTTTCAAGTACGCAGATTTCAAAAGTTACGACTTTGAAAATCTTCGTAGAACTATGATCAACTACATTAGACAAAACTATCCAGAAGATTTTAACGATTATATTGAATCAAGTGAGTATCTTGCATTGATTGATATGATTGCATTTCTTGGGCAAAATATTAGTTTTAGAGTAGATCTTAATGCTAGAGAAAACTTTATAGAGCTTGCTGAACGCAGAGAAAGCGTTTTACGTATGGCAAGACTTTTAAGTTACAATGTAACTAGAAATCAAGCAGCAAAGGGTCTTTTAAAGATTTCAAGTGTCAGCACCACTGAAAATATAACAGATAGCAACGGTACAAATCTAAGCGGTAAAACAGTAAAATGGAATGACACGGTTAACACTAACTGGTACGAACAGTTTATAAAAGTTGTAAATGCATCATTGAATACAATCAATAGATTTGGTACACCAAACAAACTTGATAATGTTGCCGGCATACCCACAGAAAAATACAAAGTAAATGTTGCAAATGGTATTTTACCAATATTCACATTTAACTCAAGTGTGAATGGTGCAGACTTAGAGTTTGAAGTTGTAAGTGCAGACATACAAGATGGCTCTATTGTAGAAGAACCGCCATTACCAGGAAATACTTTTGGTATTCTATACAAAGATAACGGACAAGGACCAGGAAGTACACAAAGTGGATTCTTTGTAAACTTTGTTCAAGGTAGTTTACAAAAAGGAGATTTTACAGTAAACTTGCCAACACCAAATCAAACTATTGATATTAATATTACAAATGTAAACAATAATGATGTCTGGTTATATGGACTAAATGAAAGCAATGTAGAACAAGATTTATGGACAAAAGTTGAAGCAGTAGAAGGCAACAATATAATCTATAACAGTGTTTCTAAAGGTATTAGAAACATATTCAGTGTATTGACACGTAGCGAAGACAGAATAAGTCTAATATTCAGTGATGGAACATTTGGAGAACTTCCAAAAGGCACATTTAGATCTTATTATCGTAGAAGTGCAAATAGAGATTTTGACATTTTACCTGCTGATATAAAAAATGTTACTTTGCGTATTCCTTATACAAGTTCAAAAGGCAGAGTTGAAACAATGATCATTGTTGCAGATCTTGCTTCTCCTGTATACACAGCTACAAGCACAGAATCAACAGACAGTATTAAAACAAACGCACCAAGTACATATTATACACAAAACAGACTTATTACAGGTGAAGATTATAATGTAGGACCTTTAGGTGTAAGTCAAGAGATTATAAAAATTAAATCTATTAATAGAACCAGCAGCGGTATTAATAGATATTATGATTTGACTGACGCTACAGGAAAATATAGCACAACAAATCTATTTGCTGATGATGGTATTCTTTATAAAGAAACTATTAACAAAGTTGATGCATTTGATTTTTTAACACGAACAGATATCGAAGCTATTATTAACAACAAAATAACAAGCATATTAGCTGATAATAATATTAGAAACTTTTATTTAAGCGAGTTTACTGAGCAAAACTACACTGAATTAAATCTAAAATGGAATCAAGAAACATACGATTCTTCGTCTAGCTCTGGTTACATCACTGATGGAGATATAAACTTTGCAGTTTCAACCGCAACATCAGGGCCATTAAAATACGTAGAGCCTGGTGCATTGGTTAAGTTTACTCCGCCTGAAGGATATTATTTTGACAAAGATAATAAAATAGTGTTTGGCACTCCTGCTAACTTAGGAGACAAAACAGAAATATGGACTAAAGTTATAAATGTTTACGA